GTCTAGGCATATTTGATAATGCACCTCCTTAATTGTATTTTGCTTTACGGATTGTAAGCTTGTTTATAAAACTTGTTGCATCCTCTATTGGACGTTTTTTATTTGTAATAGCTTTCCTACGTTCACACATGAGAGCGTAAGAAGCCATACACGCCGTATCATTCTGTTACTTTTAAACCTATTAAATATATTCAAAAATATAATTTTTTGCTGTTTTCTGTTTTCCTTGTAAACAATATTGAATAGATTGTCTATTAATATTAGTCATTCTGTGTGCTTCCATTATAGATTTAAAGGTAGATAAAATATTCCCATCTAAATCTTTTTGAACAACATATTTTCCATCATAATTAATCTTTTGCTTTGATGTATAATAATTCCAATCTATTTTATTATTATTGAAGTCATCTTCATAAAACCAATAATATCCGTATGCAGTTTTATGTCCATAAACCATGTTGCAACATAATTCTATATTTCTTTTTGAATAACCAAGAATTTTTGAGGCATGTGATACCCCATGCCATTTATTAACAATTTCTAAATTTTTATTAATTTGAAGTAATGTTTTAGGATTTTGAATCATTCTCATTTTCTCTATTTCTTCTTCAGTATGTTTATAACCACGAATTCCATTTCCACCTTCACACAAGTTATATCCATTACTCATAGAATTATATTTGTTTATATAAAATTTCTCACGCTCATCTAATTCAGAGACAGAACATTCTTCAATTACTGCAAAAATAAAACAATCTTCTCCATATTTGTTCCATGCAAATTGAAGATGATTATTAATATGACGATTGTTATTCAATTCAGATTTATGTCGCACCCATCTATTTTTTATATCTGTAGATTGACCAATATATAGTTTGTTATTTTTAACATTTTTTATCATATAAATACCAGTTATAGTATCACTTCCTTTAACTGATATATTTAATAGGCGATTAAGGTACTTCCAAGAGTGTCTTTACACTCGACCTTAATTCTCGTATTTCATTTTTAAGTTATATTACGAGTTCAGACTATCGCATCTTCATATATAATTTGTAGAATGAAGTTTTCTCACTTAGTCGTTGCAGCTACCATTACGCTTGCTGTGGGTTATCCACTTCTGGACTTTCCCAATTAATCAGAGAAAATTTTCTATTTGTAATTTATCTACATTTATTACAAAGTACCCTATACAAATTAAGGCACGATCATCATGGAGCTTATTAGCTTTCTCAGGTGTAAGTTCAAATGAATCTTTTCCTGACTCACGTTTCTTACGAACCATATTTACTAATTCTTCTTTTAAAGCATCCATATTAGCAAGAGCGATTTCATCTTGCCAATCAAGTTTTACCATTTTTGTATTAACTGATTGAATTTTCCCAAGTTCATCATTTAAACGACTTTCAAATTCTTTCTCATTGAGTTTTTCCTTTTTAAGTTCTTTTGTTATCTTTTCTCTTGCTTGAGAAAGTTTTTCTTCGTCAATATCAAAAACAGTTAAATATCCTTTATTATCATATGGGGCAGTAAAGCTAACTTTATCTTGATTAATCAACTCAATCATTGCTTCATACATTTCTGATTTAAAAGCAGCAGGAGGCATGAGATGAATCTTATCTACCGCATTAGGGAATTTTTTGACGTAATCAGCAGAATATTCTTTATCAATCAATCCTCTATGGACTATTCCGGCAGAATCCGTCCAATCTGGCATGAGATAATCAGCAATATTAACACCACCACCGCCTGAACCAGCATCTATATAAATTCCAATAATATTACCATAAGCATCAGCACCACCGTTATAATCAAGAATAACTTTCTTTAAATATTCAATCTGGTCAGGTGTTTGCATAGGAGACTTAATCTTCTTTCCTACGTCTATTAAGTTAATACAATTTACAAGTCGCATTCTTGTATCAATACTTCCATCAACTTGTTCAAAATCATATATTTCTCCAACAAGAATAACTGAATTATCACGACTTCTGGCAGGATCATATGTAATGACAAATTTCTTGTCACCTGTATCATTATAAAGAAGCGGTTTACGAACTTCTTCATTTCGTGTAATAACTCCTCTTCTAATAATGGCATCACTTCCAGCGTCAGTAGTGAATTCACAAAAATATTCTCGTCTAGCTTTTTCAGGATTGGTTCTCATATCTGAATCAATAGTAGATTTCTCAAACAGAGGTGCCATCATCTGACCATGAATAGTAGGGTGGAGTGGTACCTCACATGTTATATTTGCGACAAAGTAATCCTTATTACCCATTAACATTTGTTTTGAAAATTCACGATAAAGAGAATAATATTTTGTAGAAGTATCAGAAGCGGAAGATATGTAGAATTTTTGGTTTGGAATTTCTTTTGGGATTGCTCTTAATCGAACAGTATCAATTCTATTACCATCTCTATCTTTACCAGATTTAAAACTTTTATTTACAATTGCAAAAGCTGAATAAACAGACATCATTTCATCAGAAAGGAAACCACACTCATCAAAAATTACGTTTCCCCTCATACCTCTTTTTCGATCCACGTTAGAATTCAAGGTCTGGGTAAATCCACCATTATAAGTTGAATATGAAAATCCATTGCTTCCGTGTGAAAATCCGTCCCCTGCTGCGTTTTTTATTTCAATTTCAGCTTTAAATATATATCCAGTAGAACCCATCATTGTATCAATATTATCATTTGCAAGTCGTTCCAAAGTGGTGAAAGTTTGTTCAGCCTGACTGCCGCTACCGCTTGCAATATACGTCCAATAGTTGTTAAATAACATATTTTTTGACATTATGATTATGTCGATGAGAGTGGATTTACCAAATCCACGGCTACACACCAATAACACATTAGGGCATGTCCAACTTTGCTGAACTATCCAAGCTTGTGCATCCAACAATTCTATATTGAAAAAGTCATTTATAAACCTTACTGGATTACATTGATAATATTTTTGCATATAAGCAATTTTTACCAAGGATTCAATTTTCCTTGATGACATTGCATATGTACCTGGTTTTACATAAATAATATCTTCTTGAATACATTGATCATCGTATTTAATCATATCTAATGAATCAGTTATATCCTTAAATCTCATCGTTTTCATCCTCACTTTCTGAATCATTTTCAGAGTCATCATTTTCGGATTCTTGTTCTGAAAAACAAGAGAATAAGTCATTTAAATCAACTAAATTCATTTCAAGCTTTATATTTT